GATGTACTGGTTTGTCGGTTCTCCGATCACGGGCGTTGTCGTGAGCATCATCGATGGCGGCCAGCCGCCCATTGCTGTCACTCGCGATCTCAGCCCCTGGCATCTCGCCTCGACCAACCAGTACATCATGGTCGCGGACGATCCCAACCTGCTTCACATGGTGCAGGACGACGCTTCATCGCAGGCGCGCGCTCCGAACCAGTGGGCCGGTCGTAACGCGAACCTCGTTTCGGGTTCTGGTTCTACGACCACGGGCTACTCGGGCTGGCAGATGGCGGCTTCCACCGTTGCCACCACCAACACGCTCGACGTGAAGATCATTATGCCGCTGCAGCAGGCTGACAATACCATCAGCTCCGTTGCCAACACCAACATGAACGCAAAATGGCTTGTGAAGCTGAATAACTCACGCTTCGCCAACCAGATTGCCGGCGTCTAAGGAGGATTGACAGATGGCTGTTATTACAACTGGCAATCATCCCAAAGCACTTTGGCCGGGAATCAAAGAATGGTGGGGTCGTTCGTACACTGAGCATCCGGAAGAGTGGGTGGACCTTGTCGATCGGGAAACCTCCGACAAGGCGTATGAGGAAGATGTTGAAATCAGTGGCTTTGGCCTGGCTCCGATCAAGAACCAGGGCACGGCGATCGATTACGACACTGAGCAGCAGGGCGCTGTTACGCGGTATACCCATGTCGCTTACGCGCTTGGCTATATCGTGACGTATGAAGAGCTTCGCGACGATCTCTATGAGGTTGTTTCGAAACGGCGTGCGAAGCAGCTCGCCTTCTCCATGCGCCAGACGAAAGAGAACGTGGTTGCGAACATCTACAACCGTGCGTTCAACTCTTCGTTCACGGGTGGTGACGGTCAGAGTCTCATCAGCACTGCTCATCCCACGACCACGGGCGGCAACCAGTCGAATCAGTTGACCACCGCAGCGGACTTGTCCGAAGCGGCGATCGAAGATCTCTGCGTGCAGATCATGCAGGCGAAGAACGGTCGCGGTTTGCTGATTTCGCTCATGCCGCAGTCGCTTCATGTTCCGGTGCAGACCTTCTATGAAGCGAATCGCGTTTTGAAGTCCGTTCTTCAGAACGATACTTCGAACAACGCGATCAATGTGCTGAAGGCGACAAACGTGTTCCCGAAGGGGATCAAGATGAACCACTACTTTACGTCGGCAACGGCGTGGTTCATCCGCACGAACGCGCCCGCAGGCATGAAGTTCTATGAGCGTGATGCGATCATGTTCGATCAGGACAATGATTTTGATACAAAGAACGCAAAAGCTGCATGTTACGAAAGATACAGCGCTGGGTGGAGTGATTGGCGCGCGACCTTCGGAACCGCTGGCGTTTAAGAGCGGAAACATATCCAAACTCAAGGGCGGCCTTCGGGCCGCCTTTTCTTTTTCACAGGGCACAAGCGCCCGATGCATTGGCATCCGCTATAAAAAAGGATTTTCAAAATGGCACGTAATGCTCTCACCGCTCCCTGCCACGTCATTGAACAGCGTAAACCAGGCCAGTTCGGCGCGGGCTCTACTGTCCAGCCCGATTCATCTCCGTCTCTTTCGTATGGCGGCGGAATGGGGTTGCTCGACAACCGCATGGCCTACAACAAATACAACAACGTCGCGGCCGGCACGATTACGGCCTGTGCCGCTATTGGCTGGTACGATACGGCGGTTGTTTTGAATGCCGTCCCCTCGACCATTTCAGCCGTTAACATTGCCGCCTCTCAGTCTCCTGGCGCGGGTGCGATCACGCTGGTTTCCACTACTGGCGCCGGCATCACGGTTCTTGCCACAGCTTTTACGGCACTTCCTTCTCTGAACATCATTCCGGTTGGTGCGCTCGCGCTCGACGGCAATCCTGGCTATCAGATTTTCGGTGCTCGCGATCGCACTGGATTCTATGACCACACCAAATTCCTTGCCCGCAATGTCCGCCTGACTTCGGGCGGCAACGACTCCGGCATTACTTTCACGGTCAACGGTTACGACGTGTATGGGTATCCACAGACCGAAGCCATTACCGGAGCCAACGCTGGCGTGGCTTCTGGCAAGAAGGCGTTCAAGTGGATCACCAGCGTCACGCATACGGGCTCGGTAGCGGGCACGCTGACGATCGGAACGGGCGATGTGTACGGCTTCCCGCTTCGTGTGGATTCCTTTGGTTATACGTACATCGTCTGGAACGGCACGAATGTGACGGCCAGCACCGGCTTCCTAGCTGCGGACACCACCAACCCGGCCACGAGCACCACGGGAGACGTGCGCGGTACTTACGCGGTCCAGTCGGCCTCCGATGGCACCAAGAAGCTTGAGATTGGCGTGTCATTGAACATCGTCGCGCTCAATCAAACGCCAATCACCAACGGCATTTTCGGCGTTGTTCCCGCCTAAATCATTTTGAGCACCTAAGCGCGGGGCCGGCGAGAGTCGGCCCCCTTTTCATTCAAGGATTGTCAAAATGGCAATGGCTTTCACTTACCAATTGCTGGAGAACGGTCCACGCAATCTGGTGCTGGCGATCAATGGCGTCGATGCCGCAAGCACGACGGCTGGAACGCAGGACGGCACACAGGCAGGTATCTTTGCTGCCGCAAGCGTGACCGTGCCCAGCGTGCATTACAAGGTCACGAGGATTCTCTACTCGTCCTTCAACTGCGTCACTCGCTTGCAGTGGCACGCAACGTCCAACGTTGACCTGGCCATCCTCGGACAGAACTACGGCGATCTGAACTTCGATCTGAAAACGTCGAAAGCGATTGCCGGCATTAATAACAATGCTGGTACTGGCGTTACTGGCGATATCGATATCTTCACCACGGCTCTGACGACGCTTACCGCGGCGGGTGGTGGTGTGACGGCCGGCGTTTCCATCGTCCTGTTCGGTACGAAGGGCGTTTAATGGCTCCGCGGACGGTTTACGCCAACCTGCCGGACGGGTTACAGCTTCTCAGCCTGTGGGACCAGTCGCTTGCCGACATGGGCAATCTCGGCATGATCCCGTGCACGGCAACGGGCACAAATGCGATCGTCCTCACCCCGATGCCATCGGCCTTTGCGCCGAATATCAGCAATCCCCCTCAACAGCTTCAGAGCTTTACCTTCGTCGCTGCAGCCACGTCTACCGGGGCGGTAACGATCAATGGCTTGAAGCTTTACAAAGAGGATGGAGCAACACAGGCCGCCGCCAACGACATCCTCATCAACGTACTTTATGGCGTTGCCTATAACTCGGCGCTTAATGGTGCGGCAGGTGGCTATCAAATCACCTTCCCAATTACCAGCATCATCAATCCAGTCATCACTGGCGCCACGATCTCGAGCTCGACAATCTCTGGCTCAACGATCACCAGTTCATCGTTTACCGGGACTATCACCGGATCCACGATCACCACGTCTACCTACAACGGCAACACCTGGACGGCCGGAACTGGCACGTTAACGCTTGGGGCCGGTAAGACGTTTACCGCCTCCAATTCGCTGACCTTTACCGGAACGGATAGCACTTCGTTTGCCTTTCCATCTACTTCTGACACGGTTGTTACGCTTACCGCGTCGCAGACCCTCACCAACAAGACCCTGACTTCTCCGACTCTGACGACTCCCGCATTGGGGACGCCGGCTTCGGGTGTTTTGACAAGCTGTACTGGTCTCCCTCTTACGACCGGCGTAACTGGCAATTTGCCTGTTGGCAATTTGAACAGCGGAACGAGCGCTTCCAGTTCGACGTTCTGGCGTGGAGATGGTACCTGGGCATCCCCTCCGGGTAGCGCCAATATTGCTACGATCACTCCGCAGGGGAGGGTGACACTTACGAGCGCCGTGCCGGTTCTGACATCGACTGTGAGTGGCGCAACGACCGTTTTCTATACTCCGTATATCGGTCAGCTCGTGACGCTGTTTGACGGCGTGACGATGACCCCGACCGTTTTTTCTGAAATGTCGCAGGCCACTACCGACACGACCAAGAGTCCCGCGGCCGTCACCACCAATAGCAATTACGATATTTTCGTATGGAACGACACGGGCACGCTTCGCGCAACCCGTGGTCCGGCATGGACGAGCTCGACCTCTAGAGGTACGGGTGCCGGAACGTCTCAGCTCGTCTATGTTAATGGTCTTTTGTTCAATGCTAATGCGATTACGAACGGCCCGGCTGCCCAACGCGGCACCTATGTAGGCACGATCAGGTCAAACGGTTCTTCCACAATTGATTTCATCTATGGTGGGGCTGCATCGGGCGGCACTGCGGGCGTGTTGAACGTCTGGAATATGTATAACCGAGTAGTCGTCAATACGATCGTGACCGATAGCGGAGTGCTTTATACGTATTCGTCGGCAACAATTCGCCAAGCGCGAGCTAGTGCAGGAAATCAAGTTTCGTTTGTATCCGGTCTCGCCGAGGATGGGGTTCTGGCGTCCTATAGTTTTGAGGGTTTTCAGGCGGCGGTCGTCGCCGCGGCGCAAGTATCCGGCATAGGGTTGGACAGTACAACCACCTATATCTCGCTGCCTTATAAAATAGGATCGGGCACATCAAACCAGGCCGCATTCTCTGGAAGTGTGACGGCTTATATCGTGCCTCAGATTGGTTCTCACATAGTGTCAGCCAACGAAAACAGTGATGGCACGAATGCAAATTCGTTCGACGGCACGAATCTGAACCAATTAGGGTTCAGTTTTAGGATGTAGCCTGATGGGAACAGAACTCCGCTACATCCCAGGTTCGTTCTACCGCATCTGCGATCGCACAGGGATGGCTGTACGGGCTGAACGAACCCAGCGCGAGTGGCAGGGGCTCATTGTCCGCAAAGAGGTTTGGGAAGTCAGGCAGCCACAAGACTTTGTGCGTGGCGTCAATGACATTCAGACCGTGCCATCACCTCGGCCTCGTCAGGCCAATGTCTATGTCGGGCCGAACATAGCCCAGTTTGAGGTTTATGGAGATAATCCGCTGGGCAGAAGCTTTGATGTTTTGAACAAGCAAATTCAGGTCAATCGCGGAATCGGTGTTGTTAATCCCGCCAACTTTCCGAGTGGCTTTTAATGGCCACATCGGGTGTCTCGACCTTCAACGCCACGCGCGATCAAATCATCCTGGCGGCGCTGCGCAAGCTTCAGGCGATCAGCGCAACCGAGACCGCGGTAAATCCCACCCTCATTACGAATTGCGCGTTTCAGCTTAATGCGCTTGTCAAGTCGCTGAACGCCACCGGGCTTCATATCTGGACGGAAGAAGAGGCCACGGTTTTCCTCCAACCCTCCCAAATCGCCTATACGCTCGGCGGGACAACCACCGATAACGCGACGGGATCATATACGGCCACCACGTTGGCCACCTCTGCCGCCTCCGGCGCGACTTCAATTTCCGTCGCCTCAACCGCAGGCTTTGGATCCGGCTTCTTTGTGGGAGTGGTTCTGACTTCAGGTTCGATCTACTGGACCACCCAAAACGGGGCGGCTTCAGGAACAACCATCCCCCTGGCTGCGGGGCTCTCTGGAAGCGCTTCCACCGGGGCGGCTGTCTATGTCTACCAAACCCAAATAGTGCGCCCGCTGCGTGTTGTGGGCGCCAGGCGCTATAATTTCGCGTCTGCCATCGATACGCAGATGACGCCGCCACTGTCACGGCTTGATTATCGCAATTTGCCGAACAAGACCGCAACCGGAGTGCCTACGCAGTTCTTCTATGATCCGAGGGGCGGGGCGAACGTACAGGGTATCTTGAACATTTGGCCAGCGCCCGCGGACGTTACAAATGCAGTCAAGATGACGTGGTGGCGGCCTATTCAGGATTTCACTACTCCCGGCAATAATCCAGATCTGCCTCAAGAGTGGATCGATGCGCTGATTTGGAACCTGGCTTACAAGCTTTGGCCTGAATTTCCGATTTCGCAGGTTCTCATGGGGGCTATCAAAGAGCAGGCAATGATCAGTCTCGAGAATGTCGCGGGTTATGACAGGGAGCCGGAAAGCTATTATTTTGGCTTCGATGCGGACATGACGCAAGCCTGATGCCTCCCGTTCCGTTCGCGACGAACAGTTACAGGTCTGCATCTCTCCCCATCAGCGCCCAAAGACTCGTCAACGCATATGCCGAGATGGAGCCGAAGGACGCCAAGACACCGATAGCTGTTCTGGGATCTGCCGGCTTGCTGCCGTTTGCCGATTGCGGGACTGGTCCTGTGCGCGGCTTCACGTTCATGAATGGCGTGACCTATGTTGTTTCGGGTCAACGCCTGTACAGCATGACCTCTGCCGGGATTGTCACGGATGTCGGAGGATCCATTATTGGCTCCGGCATTGTTTCGATGGCTAATAACGGAACGCAGATCGTCGTCGTCAATGGAATTGAGGGTTATGTCTGGTCGCAGACAAGTGGCTTTCAGGTCATCACGAGCATTAACTTCTTCCCGGCGAACACGGTAACGTTTTTCGATAACTTCTTTGTTTTCGACAAGCTGGGCACCAACAACTTCTTCATTTCCGCGTCTGGAGACGGCACCAGCTATAGCGGAACGGATTTCGCCGCGGCAGAAGTCTCCAGCGATTTTGTATTGTCGGTCGTCAATCAGCAGGAAACGCTGCTGATCTTCGGGGAGAAGACGATTGAAACCTGGTACGATGCGGGACAAGTCAACTTTCCGTTCCTGAGAACAAACGGCGCCACGATCGAGCGCGGATGCGCCGCTCTCATGACGCCGGTCAAGGAAGACAACTCGGTCTTCTTTCTCGGGAATGATTTTGTGTTTTATAGGCTAAGCGGAACGTCGCTTCAGCGCATTAGCACGCACGCGATCGAGGATGCGTTTCAGTCCTACCCGACCGTGAGCGACGCCTATACCTTTTCGTTCACCTATGAAGGCCACAAGGTCATTGTTCTGACCTTCCCAACCGCCAATGCAACGTGGATGTATGACATTGCCACCGATCGCTGGCACGAGCGGGAGTCGTGGGATCAGAATAACAATTCCTACGGCCGGTGGAGAGGTAATGTTGGGATCATGGCCTTTGGGAAGGTGCTGATCGGGGATCTGTATTCCGGTCAAATTGGGTATCTCGACCCCAACACCTTCACCGAGTACGGCAATACGATGAGATCAATCATGATCTCTCCGCCGTTGCATGAAGATAGAAAACTAGTCGGCATTCCGGTTTTTGAATTGGATATCGAAAGCGGCGTCGGTACCGCAACCGGGCAGGGCTCCATTCCGCAAGTGATGCTGGATTGGTCGAATGATGGTGGCAGAACATTCAAATCCATGCAGCAATGGGCAACTGCCGGAGCAATTGGGGCCTATACGACGCGTCTGAGATGGCTTGGGTTGGGAGCGGCTCGTTCCTGGACGTTTCGTATCATGATATCTGATCCGATCAAGCAAACCGTGTTGCGAGCCCACGCTGAAACCTTGATTGGTGAAGCGTGACGATACCGGCAACGGCTTATGTCACGCCGCTAACCAGCTTCACGCAAGGGGTAGCGATTACGGATTCGTCCGGCAAGCTGACCCAAAACGGCATTCAGACCTTACAGCAGTTTGTGCTGTTTCTAAACGGAATGAACCGGATCATCCCGTGCAATGCGTCTGGGGTGAACGTCATCACCCTGACGATGCTTCAGACATCGCCACAAATTCAGCAATACAACGACTTTGACACGTTCCGGGCGGTGGCAGCCAGCACGACGACTGGGGCAGTAACGGCTTTGGTCGTCACTCCATCCGGGGCTCTCGCTACGCTGAACGTGTACAAGACAAACGGAAGCGCAGCCGCGGGGGCAGGAGATATCACGGCTGGACTGCTTTATGACTTTACCTATGTTGACAGTCTGAACAGTGGCGCCGGTGGATTTGTCTTGCGTTAACCTGTCCGAGCGGGACAAGGTTTCGATCATTGAAGAGGAAATGAAGCGGCACGAACAGATCGAAATTCCTGTTCGTCATATCTTCTCTCCCGGTGTTTACGCCCGCGAGATTACCATCCCGGCCGGTACATTGCTGACGGGGAGGATTCACAAATACGAACAGCTCAACATTCTCTCTGGCGGCGAGATATCAGTTCTCACCCAGGATGGAATGCAGCGGGTGAAGGCACCTTTTACCGTGGTTTCCCCTCCGGGGACAAAGCGCATTGCTTACGCTCACACCGAATGCACATGGACAACGATTTTAGCGACGGAAGAGACTGATCCGGAGCTTATCGAGTCTTGGTTCACGGTTGAGACGGAAAAAGAATTTCTTGAGTTCATTGAGGCTCAAAAATTGATTGGATCAACCTGAATGTCTTTTATCGCTACCGCCATTGGAGGAAGCGTAGTCAGTGGCGTTCTTGGCTATGAGGGCGCTAAAAATGCAGCCGATACCCAAGCTCAATCGGCTGCCAATGCACTTGCTTTTCAAAAGCAGGTTTATGCCGACAACCAACCGCGTTTTGCTACAGCAAATACCGCCTTCAATAATGCGCAGGGTGTGGCAACGAATGCCTACAATACGTCTGCCGCAGCCTTTCAGCCATGGATCACATCTGGTCAGAACGCCAACTATACACTAAGCCAGCTTCTAGGCGGCGGCTCCAGCAACTCGCAGCCAGATTATTCTTCGTTCTTCAATTCTCCTGATTATCAGTTCGCTCAGTCGCAGGGGCAGCGTGGCGTCATCAACGCCGCAAATGCGCAGGGCATTGGATTGTCTGGCGGAACGTTGAAGGATCTTGCCACCTTCAATAGCGGATTGGCTTCTCAGCAGTACGGCAATTACTTCAATCGCCTGATGAGTCTTTCTCAGATGGGGCAGAATGCTGCTACCGGGCTTGCCGGCGCTGGCTCGAACTATGCAAACACGAGCTCCAACATTGCTGGCGGTATTGGCAATTTGGCTACGGGTGCAGCTAATTCCAACAATGCTGCAGGAACCGCGATTGGGAACACAACGCAGGCGATTGGGCAGGCCCAGGCTTCCGGTATCGTCGGAGGGACTAACGCGATCACGGGGGGCATCAATAGCGGTATCTCCAATTCGTTGTTGGCAAATTACCTTGGCAATAATGGGAGTGCCTACGGGACCGGCAACGTTACTGGAAATTCCAGTGCGGTAGGAGCAGGAACGGATGCCCAATACAATAACTGGGCACTGCAGAATGGGCTCACCAAGGCGGATATTTGATAATGGCTGAAATCAATAATTCGCTTGCGCTTGGGATCAAGGCTGATCCGATTGATATCAGCAAGACGTTGCTGACGGCCGCTCAACTCAACTCCCTGCGTGCCAGTACCGCCCAGACTGAGCAGGAAACGCAATATCGTCAATTCCAGCAGGATCAAAACGGCGGGTATCGTGTTCCAGATGTGAATACGCTTGCAGAAGCAAATGCAAAGAAGTCGGATCTTCGCGGACGGGCGGCAAACGAAATCTATAACGACCCTTCGGATGCTGGCGTGAAAAGAGCATTCGAACATTGGGAAAGTGGTGGGCAACCACTGGATAGTTTGACCAAGAATAGAATTTTGGCGATGCCTCCGGAGCAGCGGAAGGCGACCGCGGCACAAATCCGTGCCGGTAGTATGCCGTCCTCCACCAACATGGAAGCGACCGGAGAAGTCACCGCCAATCAGGGGCAGTACATCCCGCAGGGCATCCCCCCTAACGAGCCCATCACTAATAGAACTGCCGCGGCAACGGGTGGACCGCCTCAGGCGAAGGTTGATAACGCGATCAAGACGGGTCGCAACTTCGACGGATCTCCGCGCGTGTTGTCTACGGCGGATGTGGCTGGTGTAGCTCCACCGCAAACATTTAACGACCGTGCTGGCGATATGTTCACGCCGAGCATCGTGCGCGGACCTGATGGGAGCATTTCGTCATCGGTTACACCCGCAACAACTGCTCTACAGGAGCAGTCTGTTAAGCAATACCAGAAGGCAGGCGAAGTCGCACAGACTGCGCAAGGTCTTAGCATGCGGCTCGACATGATGGATCATAGCGCCGATGTCCTCAACTCGGCGGGATGGTCATCTACGGGGGCAGGCGCAAACGCAAAACTTGGCGCGGCAAAATCGGTCAATTCACTGTTGCAGAGCGTTGGTCTACCGGCCGCCATTGATCCTAACAAGGTTGCCAATTGGGAGGACTTGAACAAGGAAACAACTCGCGCCGGCTTTGATCTTGCTCGAACCCTTGGTTCGCAAGAGGCCGCAACAATCGTGCAGTCATCGGTTAGTGCCGTGCCGGGCGCGGAGAACAGCCCGATGGGCTTCAAGCTGGTTTCTTCCGGAATCCGCCAAGCCATTCAGCGGGAGAAGGATTATTACAACTTCGCCACCGATTACGCAAAAACCCATCGCGGCAACACGTTCGGCGCGGATGTCGAATTCAACAAGCAATTCCCGGCCGATCTTTATTCCAAGACAGCGGTAGCAAATGCAATTCCTCCTGCTGCGATCACCATGATGAAGGGAGACCCTAAGCTAGCCGTAAAATTCGATGAGAAGTACGGCCAGGGAATGGCTGCCTTTATTTTGCAGCATGATCAGGCGCGTTAATGGCGCAACCTAATCCCTTCGATCAATTCGACACTCCGACCAGGAAAGAAAAGTCCGAGGGCGGTAATCCGTTCGATAAGTTTGATGAAGCGACGTATCAGCCGACCTATGAAGGGTTGGCCCGTAACGTTGGAGCCGGCACCAACGAAGGCATTGCAAAGACGCTCGGATACCCCGCAGACTTTGTTGGGAGCTTCGTCAATCAGGCGGCTTATGGAGTCAATAAACTCGCCGGCCGAAAAGTGCTTGCTGATGATGTGCAGCCTTTTGGTGGGTCGGAGAGCATCAAACGCGGCATGGGACTGATCGGAGCCGACCCGGATAACGAATTGGCGCATACCCCCGCTGAACGCATCGTGCGAGCTGGAGGAGAGGGGGTCGGCTCGATGGTGACCGGAGCGGGCGAGGTCGGGCTTCTGCGCAAGGGATTAACCGCGGTCGCACCCAGGATCTATTCGGTGATGGAAGGGCTTTTCGGCAAGCCATCTATCGAAAATGCGGCCATTGGGGGGACTTCGGGTGCTGGAGGGCAGGCTGCCTCTGAAGTGGTTCCGGATCAGTATAAACCTGTAGCTCGTGTTGGCGGCAGCCTTATTGGTGGTGGTTCAGTATTAGGCGCTCGTGTCCTCTATGAGGGTGGCAAGTTTGCTGTAAACGCAGCCCGGAGCGCAGCGCAGCCCTTCACCAAATCGGGCCAGGAAGCCATGGCCGGGAGCAAGATTGCCGGCGCGGCTTCGGATGTGAATGCGGTCAAGGCCAATCTGGAAAATGGGCCTCAAGAGATTGTCCCGGGATCAACCCCCACCACGTTCCAGCAAACCGGCGACATGGGCTTGGGGCAGCTCGAGCGTAAAGTCAGGACCGAAAACCCGGATGATTTCATCCAGCGTGCCGCGGAACAGAATGCGGCACGTAGTTCGGCCATCAGCGGCATTCAGCAGACCGGCTCACCGGCTGACGTGGCAACTCATTTCAGAGGCATCCGTAATGCCCTGGATACGGCCACTGAGGCGTCCGTTAATCAGGCGCGTCAGACTGCCGACCAGCACATTGCGGCCATGGGTGGAGGCGGGAATGCCGAGGCGCATGGCGAATTGATAAGGGGCGCCGCCCAGGCGGCCAGGGACACGGCCAAGGAAAATGAGAGGTCGCTTTGGCAGGCCGTGGATCCCGATAACAAGCTGGTGATGCCAGGCACCCCGATTGCCGCCGCAGCCAAGCGAGTAGAGGGAGAATTGTCCAAGTCCGCCAAGCCTCCGGAGGGGGAAGAGCGGGCCATTTTGGACGTAGCCAAGCAATATACCGACAAAACCCCATTCCGGGACGTAATGGACTTGCGGAGCCGCATTTCGACGGCCATGTCTGAGGAGCGCAGGACTTCCGGTTTTACCCCTGTTTATGGTAGATTGGTTCGGCTCCGCGGTGCGGTTGAAGATACGATCGATCGTGCCGTAGAGAATCAGGCCAAGCTTGATAAGCAGGCTGTTGCGCAAGGTCGGGTTCCTGAAGAGGACACGATCACTGCAAACCTGACCCGGATGGTCAATGAGTTTAGAGCCCGACAAAATAGCGGGGTGGCAGGAAGTGGAGGCGTGTCTAGCACCTCTAGCCGAGGGGGACCGTCCGGCGGGGTTGGCCCTATTCGAGCAGGAAGCCAAGCGGCGGGCGAAGCTGGATTGGCTCCGGGCGATCAAGGAATATCGGGAACGCCACTCGACGCTGCCGCCGCGGAGCGCTTAAGGATAGCCTCCGCAGCCACCCGCCAGCGTGCAACCACCTTTGACCAGGGTGCTACTGGGGCTGTGCTGCGTCCCGGTCCAAGGCAGGGCGAATATCGAACTCCGGACTCTCTAGTCCCATCCAAGATTTTTCACCCCGGCCCTAACGGAGGAGAGGATGTTCGCTCCTACGTAAACGCGGTGGGGGCAGATCAGGCCGTTCCTGCGATAGCCGACTATGCGGCTTTCTCGCTAAAGCGATCTGCCCAGCGTGCAGACGGTTCGATTGATACCGCAAAAGCTCTTGCCTGGGCTAAGCAGCATGACGCGGCACTAGCTGAATTGCCAGCGGCGGTTCGCAGCCGTTTGGCTAATCCTGGTCGTGCTGAAGAGGCGGTTACGGCGGCAGTTGCGGCGCGCAAGCAGAGAATGGATGCATTTGACCATTCCGAGCTCGCCAAGGTCATGGGCGACGACAACAGTGATGTTGTCCGGCAGGTCGGGTCGATCTTCAATAGCCGAGATGCTGTTTCTCGCATGCAGCAATTAGCTGCGGCGGCAGACAGAAATCCTGCGGCCAAAGCTGGATTGCGTCGCGCTGTAATTGAACATATCCGGTCGCAATACTTGTCGAACGCAGAAGCTGGGACGACCGGCGCATCAACGCTCAAGTCCGATGCTTTTCAGACATTCATGCGAACCAAGACGGATGTCCTCGCTCAGGTATTCGAGCCGCAGGAGATCGGCGCACTGCGTGCAGTTGCGACCGATCTTCAGCGAGCCAACCGAACAATTAACGCCACCAAATTAGCTGGCGGCTCGAACACGGCCCAGGATACGGCGCACCGAGCAGCACTTGATGGGACAATTCTAAACAGGATTGCGATCGAGGCGGCTGCGGCTACTGCTGGTCACGCTGCAACTCAAAGCGTTGGCGGTGGTGTGCTGGGCTGGCTCGGAGCTCGTACGGTATCGGCGTTACGGGATGCCGGAATCTCTCACGTCGATGATCTGGTGAAAGAGGCAATGCTCAATCCTGAATTGGCTAGAGCCTTGCTGCAGAAAGTGCCGAAGCCATCAGATAAGGGCGCGATCGAACGAATTGTGAGAGCGGCTAAGCAGATTGCTATTTCAGGGCCGGCGATCGGCGCAACTCAATCGGAAAGATAAATGGCCAACAGGTTCTTCAATCCAAACGAACAATTCTGCGATGCAACGGGAGCGCCTTATGCGGGGGGCTCGCTTGCATTCTTTGCTTCCGGCACATCAACGCCCCTGAATACCTATTCGGATTCCGCCCTTACCATAGCAAATACCAATCCGGTTGTCTTGGACTCCGCGGGTCGGGCAAATAGCGTTTTTCTGCAAAATCTGGCCTATAAAGTCGTTCTTTCGGATGTAAACAACAACCAGATCTGGACCGAAGACCCGGTTTACGCCTCGGACTATTCGACCAGGGCCAAACTCACCAGTGGTTCGGGTTCTCCGAACGGGGTTGTGGCGGGCACAGCGGGCTCTGCGGGCATCGGCGCAGATACCTATTGGGATAACGTCAACAATATCCTGTACGTCTGTACGCAGACGGGAACGTCGTCTACGGCAGTTTGGACGGCGATCAACTCCGGAGCTGCCACAGCGGTTGTCATTCCCCCACAGGGGTATCTCACGCTCACAAGTGGAACGCCGGTAATTCCCGGAGACGTAACGGCGGCCACCGCTGTTTTGTACACTCCATTCATCGGGAATCTTGTTCCGATCTTTAGCGGCGGCTCTTTCGTTCCGACCGTCTTTTCTGAACTCACCCTTACCCTAACGAGTGGCCAGGCGGCCAGCACCATTTATGATGTCTTTGTTTTCAACAATGTGGGCGCGCTTACGCTTGTCACGGGACCGGCGTGGCAGACCTCTACTGCGGGGAGTGGCGCTCGAGGAACTGGCGCCGGCACGACCCAGCTAAGCAGGTTGAACGGGCTATGGGTCAATACGGTCCAGATCTCCGGTAAAAACGGAGGTAACACCTATACGATCCCGGCGAACCAGGCGACGTACTTGGGGTCTATCTTCATTGATACCTCTCCCGGCCAGGTCTCTTGTTATCGGACGTGGGGACAAAGCCGCAAGTGGGGCGTCTGGAACGCCTACAATCGGGTGCCGATCTATCTCAAGGTCGGAGATGCTACGGCAAGCTGGGTTCCCAACAATGCCAGCGGCGCGCACGCGGCCAACACCAATACCGCCAATAGTTTGACGATCTTTTCCGGATTGGCGGAAGAAATTGCCGATCTTCAGTACTCCTCTGAAGTTGGCGCGAACGTGACGAACACAAATACGATCGAGGCTATAGTGGGCATTGGTTATAACAGCACGTCTGCGATCTCCGGGAAAACAGCCTTCTACGAATTGCAAAATGCTACCGGAAATCCGATCCAGGTATTTACTTCGCTGCAATCCGCCCGATTCCTGGCGCCTCCATCAATCGGAATTAACACGGTGACAGCGCTAGAAACCACCAACGGCTCCACTATCAATGTCACCGTAACGGCAGGTAGCGAAACACATATGCTGTTATCGGCCACTTGGCGCGGCTAGTCCAAAATCACAACTTCCAACCCAGCCCTTTCAGCCACTTTAATGGAAGCCAGATTGCGGGCGAAAATCTCGGCACGCAGTTGTCCGAGATAGCAGAAACTGCGTTGAGCCTGAGCGAGCATAGAGACACCAATACCTTTGCCGCGCCATTCCGGAGCGACGGTGTAGGAAATCTCCTTGCCATCCAGGCGGAATGTCCCCACCGGAAGGTTGGCTTTCTCCGCAATATAGAGGTGAGGCGAGGAATGTTTCAGGCGTTCTCCGAGCCAACACAGGTGAGTTTCCCATGCGATCGGTTCGCTTGATCGCGACATGGCGCGGGTGAGTTCATCATTGCGCCAATCGAACAACATGCGCGCGTCATCGATGGTTGCAGGCCGATAGAACATGATCATCGTTCCCGCGCTGTTTTTACTTCAGCGATTAGGTCTATCAACTCAGATTTCCGTGCCGGATGAATCTCGTCATCTGGAATAAGAAAGCCACTGCAGCGAAGCGGTTTCGGGCTAATCGAGGCGCAGCTTCTATCATTCCATTCGGCGAGTATCGCCAGGAAAGCAATGACGACAAGAATTGCGATGGTTCCAATCGGCAGTTTCATGGTCAAATCTCGCTAGGGTTGGCGGTAACGTAGCACCCAAATTACCAATAGCAACCCTCGCGAGAATCAATATCCACATTCCACCGCCCTTTGTGGGCGGTTTTTTATTGGGAATTTCTTATGGCATCTAAAAAGACAAAAACCGCGGTTGGTTCCGCGGCTGTAATTGCTGCTGTCATCGCCTTTACTGCGCGCCAGGAGGGTACCGATCTAGTCGCCAAGCGCGATCCGGTTGGTACTGGTCATCCCATCACTTATTGCCATGGCCAAACCGATGAATTTGGCAAGGTCAAGGTTGGCCAGCGTTTCACGCCGGCACAGTGCGACAAGAAGCTGGCCGAAAGTCTGCCGAAATATCTCGTCCCGCTTGAGGCGTGCATCACGGCCGACTTGTCCCCGAAGACTGAGGGCGCGCTTCTGGATGCCGCCTATAACGCAGGGCCTGCTGCCGTCTGCAAGTCTCCGATGGTTGCCAAGATGAATGCTGGCGATCTGGTCGGGGGGTGCAATGCCTTTCCGGGCTGGTACATCCGAGGAGATGGTCATGTCCTTAAAGGACTGATCAATCGCCGCAATGGCGAGAAACAGCTTTGTCTCGCCGGACTCTCCGAACCCAAACCTCAACTCGAACCTCGACCAACTTCTCGGTTGGTTCAACTGTTCCTCAAACTAAAAGGATCATTCTTCCATGGCTAATTGGTTCGCTGGTATTGATTTGGTTGTCGCTGCCGTTTTCCTTGCTGGAGGAATCTGGCTTGGCATTGTCTACGGCGACAAAATCCTCGCTTGGTATAAGGGTGCCGAACATGCCGCACAGGACTTGAAAGCCAAGGCTGCTGCGCTTGAGCTCAAGGCTGCGGCCGTCAAGGCTGCTGTTTCGAAATGATGGATCTGGCTGGACCCGTCACGCGCATTGCGTGCCGATATCTTGCTGGCATCTGTCTTGCCAAGGGCATGACAAGCCATGCTAACCTTTTGGCTGATCCTGATTTCGTGACCATCGCATCTTATGCCGCGGCGGGGCTTCTATCAGCCGTGTCTGAAGGCTCGTACTACCTGGCCCGCAAGCGGGGGTGGCATAGGTAAATGCTCACAGCCATCCTCGCATTCTTCCAGGCCATCCCAGCAATTACGGGCGGCATCAATAACTTTGTGTCGAAATACTACGACGCAAAAGTCCAGATCACGACCGCCAGAATCGGTGGTGATGTGAATGTCGCCAAGGCGCTTGTTAGCGGTGTTGTGGCTGAAGGACAGACGCGCGTTGCCTTCCTGCAGACCGTCTCTCAAAGCAAATTCTTGATGACACTTGTTGGGAGCTTCGCCTTCCCCTTCATCTTCTACGTGAACAAGGTCGTGGTGTGGGACATCTGTCTGGGCTGGGGTTCTACGCCTCCGATCAGAGGCAATGTCGCCGATTGGGGGGGCGTCATTATTGCCGGCATCTTTGGCGCGGGAACGGTCATGGGAGTTGGCCATATGTTTTTCAACCGTAAACAATCCTAGGAGCATCAGGTGAAGAAGATCGCAATAACAGTTTTGGCGTTGTCTCTAGCAGGCTGCGCAGGCACACAGCGCCCTCAATTGATGGTCCTCCCGCCTAAGCCACCCGTTGTTAAAGCCGCACCAGTGCCGTCCGTAGAGGCTCCTGTGGCTGCGCCGACCTTCAAGAGTCGTTTCAAGAAGTTCACTGGTAAGCTTCGCTGGACGCACTGATGCCTGACAAGTCCGATACGAGCATACTGCTCGACATCTACGAGCGGCTTGGCGGTATTGAGGCCAAGTTGGAGGCCACCAAAGAACAAAAACATGAAGCCAGGATTGCCAAGCTCGAGCGATTCGAGGGCCGAGTAGGGGCCTACATCTGGCTCGGAGGATCGATCGCTTCCGGCGTGCTGTTCATGCTCTGGGAGGGACTCAAATTTGGCCTCGAAAAGTTTTTCCCCCATTAACAGGACATCCAATGTTTAAGCTCGTCGCGATGCTATTTCTTGTCGTCAACGGTTCTCCCGCCGAGAAGCCGTCCGGAATGCTCACCTACAACAAATCGACCTTCCCGACTTTGGAAGCCTGCATGGCCTTTGGCGCAACAGAGGATGGTAAAGCCGCAGTCCAGGCGATCAACGAGATTACGCAAGCCAAGCAGATGATGGCCAAGGTCGGCTGCATGAAGGCTGAAGACAACACAATCTGAGGATACACAATGGGAATCGTGGAACGCTGGCTCGCGCTGGCGCTGCTTTCGTTTGTCGTGTTGTGTATCTGTGGAATCGGAATGGTCGCTCAGGCTCATGACCATGAACATCCCGAACTAAACGAATGGTATATGGGGCTGCACGCCAAGGGCGGAGCGTGGTGCTGTGACGGAAACGACGCTGTTACAGTAGACGAGTGGGCTACGAAGGATGGCCATTATATAGCTCGCGTCGAGGGAGAATGGATCTCCATTCCAGACGACGCGGTTGTAGAAGGCCCCAATCGTGCAATGCAGGCCAAAATCTGGCCCAAGCACATGGACGGACATCCCGAAGCTAGGTGCTTCATCCCGGGGGCTCTGGGGTAATGGCCCCACCCAGGGTGCCGAAGGACGTTCTCGAGGCTACGAGGGCCGCCCTTCAAAGTCATGATGGGAATCAGACTGCCGCGGCTCGTGCGCTCGGCATTTCCCGGAGCGCCTTACAGGGCCGGCTACAGCGGGCGGAGATCGAAGACGAACCGGGAGAAATCATCTTCCCAGATCTTCCTTCCTCAGAATTGCCGCCC